GCTTGGTAAGCATTCAAATCTTGTGCGAATTCTGGTGTCCATTGTGCTTTTAACTTTCTAGTTTTAGCAACAATTGCTTCAGATTTCATTTTAACATCAATAGATGGAATTGCTAATTGATCTGTTGGGTTAGTAGCTGATTCAGCATTTGGTCTACCTGCACCTGCAGCATCTTCGAAATCACCTCTTTGGTTATCCGTTGGCTGTTGGTTGTAGAATACTACGTTATTAGCAGTAGATCCTAATCCAGCTGGAACATTTGCACTACCTACAGCACCATTAAACACAAATTTAATATCATTACCATCTACTCTTGTAAATTCTGGTAATAATAGATTAAGTGAATCTTGGAAAAATGTGTTAGTAGATGATCCTGACATTACTAAAAATGCTCTAGCACCCTTTAAATCTGGTCTTACTAACTGAGAACCTGAAATAGTTACAGTTGTTAAAGATTCAGATGAAATTGATGCTGATCTTTCAGCTTGATAATCAACATCTGACCATGAAGAAGTAGCTACTGTTACTCCAACTGAAGCTGAGAATTGGTTAATTGAATATCCAAATCTACCGGCACCATATAAACCATCAGATGGGTCTGCACCAGCACCTGGGTTAGTGTTACCATATAATGAACTTGATGCTTGATAAACATCTCCAGCAGGACCAAAGTTTAATTCTTTGTCTTGTCCGTATTGGAAATCTAGGAAAAATACTAGACCTGAAGGAAGATTCATTGGTTGAACGCTTAAGAATTCTTTAGCAGCAATTTGTCCGAACACTTTTCTTACTAATGGAAGAGCAACACCTGCCCACTGAGCACCTTGCCCCGCGTTAAATGTAGCACCACCTTGGTTAGTAGATGATTGTTCAACAACTAATTGTTTTGCTTGATTCTCAAGGATCATACTCATGTTGTTCTTATGAACTTCATTGTCGAATCCTTCTAACAGTCCTGTTTTTTCCCACTTACCTGCCAACTTGGCAGCGTCACCCTGTACTGATTTCCAACCAGCAGCAGAGCTTTCTAAAAGAGAATTTAATTGACTCATTTTTTGTTTTTTTATTGTTTTTAATTTATTTTAAACCTGCCAATTTTTGAAACCTCGCCACCATGGGATCAGTTTTAATAATTGGGTTTTTAGTTTTAAAGTTACCTGTTGATTTTGAAGCTGCACCTAAAGATTCTTTAATTAATGGTTTCTTAGCTTTTAAACCTTCGTTTAAAGTTTCGAATACTAATTTAGTTTCTTTAACTGTACCTGCTTTATCAAATGCACCTAATACTTTGACTTTTTGACTCTCTGTCAAATTTTTATTTTTGAAGATTTTGTTTGTGTAAAGAAGTTTTGCATTAAGCAAATTTACTTCATTTAAACTAGATCTAAGAGTATTAATAGTAGCATTTGCTTCTTCTAATTCCTCTTTCATCTTTTTCTTTTCTTCATCGTCTTTAGCTTTGGCTTCGTCCACTGCTTTTTTATCATTATCTTTTTTAGATTTCATTTCTTCATCCATTCCATCTTTTTTAGATTTCATTTCTTCTTTCATGTCATCTTCTTCATAATGATCATCACTGTGAGCTTCGTCTAGTTCAACTTCTTCCTCAGAATCGATTTCAATTTCTACATCTTCATCTTCTGATTCAAATTCATCACCAGCTTCTAGTTCACCTGATTTAACCATATCTGCAATTACGTCTTCGATAAATCCTTTAAGGTCGTCATCTGACATATCTTCAAGGTCAATTTCTTCTTTGTCCTTGTCTTCGTCAGCATCTTCTTCTCCGTCAATAAAGCCTTCTTCCTCTTTGTCAGTGGCTTCATCTTCTTTGATTTTATCCTTATCTTCTTCGTCTAATTCGATTTCTGCTAAGATTTCGTCTAGATTGATTTCTTCATCCATGTCCTTTTTTTCTTCGCGCATTTTTTCGGTACGTTTTTCTTCTTTATCGTCACCTTTTAATCCACGCCTCATTACAGGGTTAGACATTTCTTCTTTCATGTCGTCTTCTTCGCGCTTATCCTTATATTCTTCTTTTACGTCTTCGTCTTTGTCCATTTCTTCTAACTTTGCAGCTAGCATTTCTTTAAGTCGAGGAGTAAAAGCTTCTTCTAAGGCAGCTTTAGCATTTGCGATAGCGGTTTCTTTAACAGTTTTGGCGTCAGCAATAGCTTCTTTGAGAATGTCTCTCTTTGCCATAATTCCTAAATTTTAATTGTTGGGAAAGTACGTTTATTATGAAACGTAATAGATTGTTTATTGTCTAATGCTATATAGAGATAGCATATTTTACTGTTATACG